GAAAGATTGTGGGAAGAAAGTTCATTAGAACCAAAAGGCCAAGATTTCGCGGAACGCCTTGTCCAATTTAGATAATCCTCTTTGATAGTTTCAATTAACTCTGATAGTTGATTTTCCACAGCGATTCCTTTTCTCTTGATTACATAACTAATATATGTGATTCGCAATCAAAAGTCAAGCATTAATCTTCAGTTTCTCCCAACAATTTTTCCATCCTTTCACTTTTTCCAAAGTAAAAACAAGTGGCCACAGAAAATAGTAAAATTAACTGCGAAATGAACACTACACCAGAAACAAAAGCGTAATCAGTAAAATATAATTGTAATGCCGATATCATTCCAACAATTGTAGTAACCAACCCCCGAACTCCAAACCAAACAGCGCCGTGGTCCGAATAGTTTAAGGTATGAATTATTTTTATATTGCCTAAAATAACATTTAACGGATAAACCAAAACTAACCACGACAAAACTTCTGTTGCATCAGTCATCCCCTCTGTAGATAACCAAACCAACACTAATATGACTGCATTAAACCCCACTATATTATATCCACACTTTTTACACTATCAACTCTAAAAGAACGCCAATTGTTCACATCCAAATCCCATACCGAAATTGTATTTTTCAAATCTCTTGGTTCTTTGTCACTTTCTGTGACTGGCAATCTATCTTTTACTAGAGTACAATTCATAACTCTTTCTTCACCATTCACTTTTGTAAAAATTATTTTCACAGAATTTTCACGTAAAAGATTTTTTAAAGATGCAGTCTTCGCTTCCCAAGTCATATTATTCTCCTATATCGCCATTGGTGCAGTTAGTTTATCATAATGTTTGTAATCTGTCAACTCAAAATCATCAACGTCATATATTCCTATATGTTTATTTTCATTGATTTTAAGTTTTGGAAACATAAAAGGTGTTCTTTTAGTCTGTTCTCTTACAACATCAAAATGATTTTTATATATGTGACAGTCACCACCAACCCAATTTAATGCAGCTGGCTTAAGTCTACAGTATTTTGCAATTATATGTGTTAGTAAAGAATAACTTGCGATATTAAATGGCACACCTAAAAACATATCGCAACTTCTCTGATACAAAGTGCAAGACAATTCTTTATTATTAGACACATGAAATTGTGCAAAAATATGACATGGTGGTAATGCCATCATATCAAGATCATCAACATTCCATGCGGATAAAATGTGTCTACGTGAATGCGGATTATTTTTTAAATTATATAAAAGTTGTGCAACTTGGTCTGTGCCGTTCCAATCTCTCCATTGTACACCATAGATAGGTCCAAGGACGCCATCATCATATCCCAAGGCCTTGCCTTGATTTTCTGCATTATCTGTCCAAATAGTTCGTTTACCTACAAGTTCTTCTCTTGGTTTTCCGTAATGTATTTCCGCCAAGCGTCTTTCATCATCAGAACCTTCTAAAAACCATAACAACTCAGATACTACACTTTTAAACGCAATTTTTTTAGTTGTAAATACTGGTATGAATTCGCCTAATTCAAATCTCAAAGTAGAATGAAAAATCGATCTAGTTCCAACTCCTGTTCTATCTTCTTTATCTTCTCCTTTATCTAGGATATGATCCATCAAATCCAAATATTCTAACTCGGCATAATTACCAAAACGATACATCAATTCCAATTCTGGTGTATTATCAATCATCCATATATCCTTAATAGCAAATCGTCATAATCCCAACTATGCAGTATTCTTTTATTTTCCAATTGTTTTAATTTGTCTGAACAAATCCAAGTATCACATTCATAATAATCAGGAATAATAGAAACATAAAATCTTTCTACCATATCCCAATATTCTTCCAGTACTTTAGCTCCACCAATAATGAATATGTTTTTATTTGAATTTCTTGTCAACCATGCTCGTGCATCCGTTATACTAACAGGAGTTGTATTTTTGTAAACATTCATTTTTCTGCTAGTTATGACTACATTTTCTCTTTTTGGTAGGGGTTTGGGCATCATTGGGTCTTCCCAAGTATTTCTTCCCATAACCACAGTAGAATTTATAGTGTTCGATTTGAACCAACGAAAATCTTTTGAGTTTTTAGGCCAAGGCAAACTACCCTTTAAACCTATTCCCCCATTTTTATCCATCGCAAAAATTGCATTTATCATCCCATTGAAAACTTTTTATTTGGACTCCCCCAAACATTACGAGCATTCACCTTAATGAAAGGTTTGTTTGTTTCGTTTTTATTTGGATTCTCAATTGTTAATACAACATTTTTTCCTGCCAGCCAAGCAGCCTGTTGATTAATCAATCTGAGCGCAGAATAATCTTCATCATTCTTACTGCGCGATTTTGTTTTTCCGATTATACCTTTTGAGGTATACTTATCTCTAGACTTTTTCTTTCCCATTATCATTCCCCAAAGTTTGTGAATATTTTTTTGCATTTTCTTCACTAAGAAAGAATTTACTTGTGACCTCTGGGCCACCTTCTCTCGACCATACAGAAGAAAAGTCTATAAGTCTGACCTCCCAACCATATGGATCTCTTTTGTCACCAACAGGTAAGATTTTTTTGATATTTTTTCTTTTAGACATCATTCACTCCATCAATTTCTAATAATATAACACATTAACCTTGACTTGTCAATTCGATTTTTTCACTTATATTTAAATTTTCTTTTGTTGTCATAAAACACAAAAAAGTAAAGATCAGAGATATCACAAAAAGTGATATACAGAAAGTTTTAAATTTTTTATGTTTTGTTTTCATTTAATAACTCAGGGAATGTTTCTCTTACTAATCTTTCTGTTAAACCAGAAACTTTCAATTTACCCATTATTAATTTTCCAAAGATTTCTGCATCTTTAGCATGTATTCCTTCTAAAAGATATACTAATTGTCTTTCTGCAATTCTTTCTGGCAAATCTTTCACATTTTCTTCATAAAATCTGTGTATTTTTGACATTTCTCTATATAAATTTGTGTTACTATAACCGTGTGGGTCATCAGCCGGGGTGTATTCAGGCAGGGCCTTGTAACCAAACTTAATATTTTTATCAAAAATATGCCTAATCAATGAAACAAATTGTTCATTGTTATTATTTAGTAAAATATTTTTTTTCTCGTTTGTAGATTTTGTAGATGCAATATCTTCAAGAATTTCATACATATGTTTCATATTTAGCCTCTTTAAAATTTGATATTTCATCCATCATCAAAACCATTTTGTTTTCTATAAAGTAGTTAAAAACTTTATTCATATCACCATCAGGCTCTTTACTAAATTCTTCAAGAATCTTATCTTGAATCTCATCAGGTACAAATGAAAGATCAACTAATTGTTCATTTCTTTTATATTTAGATAACATATTAGAGTCACAGAAGTCTTTGGGATCTCTATTAATGTCTAACCACTCATTCAACTTTTTTCTTGATAGAGGTTTCTGTCTTTTATCAGTAACAAAAACATCATCATCAGACAAAAAGTTAGGAACGCCATCTCCACTATCACCACGAATAATATGTTCACGAATGTATTTGTGGGGTTCATCCGTAACTAGATATTTCTTTAGAATAGGACTATATTGAGTTACATTAGGATATCTTTGAAGTTGCTTAAAATCCTTATCCGAAGAAACAATCAAAGTCTTTTCATACTTAGAGAAGTTTTTGACAAGAGTGCCTATGATATCATCAGCTTCTGTTCTTTCTACTTCGATAATTTTGTAAGGAAAATTATCACGCAAATCTTTTTTAGTTTGCGTAATTGTATTGAATATCATACTCCAGTCATAACCAGAGTTTTCTCTAATTTTCTTACGATTGCCTTTGTAGTAAGGAAAGATATCCTTTCTCCAAAAGTTTTTGTTGTCGCAACATAATACAATGTTGCCGTAGTCATTTCCAAACTTTTTCTTGATACTTAAAATACTATTAAGTATCATGTGTTTCACAAGGCCTTCTTCGGCTTCTTGTTTATAGTTGTTTATCTGAACCATCAAGTTCGAAATGACTACTTGGTTTAGATCTACCAGTATCATTATATCACCATTTTTATTTCTATTTATAACGAAACTATAACACGATTCGTAAGTGTTGTCAAGCAATTAAAATGGAATAAATTTACCGATTATTTTTGTAACCTTAATTCTACTAAATTGAGTTTCGTGTCTATTTTCATATGTGTTGTACCTGTGCGATTTGACTGTACCTTCAAATTGAAAACACACATCTTCTTTCAATTCTGGTATTTCTTCTTTATGAAAAAATACACCTTTCTTGCCAGTCCTTGTAATTATATTATAAACAAATGAAGGCCCAAACTGAGAATTGACAGGTTTATAGTTGACTACTTTTGCAAACCATTTTGCTCTTTCCATGTGACTTCCGATATACACTTTGGAAAAATCAACTTCTTCATCAGGCAACATTAAACCACTCCGGCACTTGACGTTTTGTCCAAACCATTTTGAATCTGTCTTGTTTTGTTTGGTAAAAGGCGCGATAAGATTCTACAGGACACTCTAACATACACTCTGGATTAGACTGCATTGCAAGTTTGAATGGCGTTAGAATATTGATAGGAATATTCACTGGTTGTTCTTTAAGCACGTCTTTGAGCAAGTCGTATGTAGAGTGGACTTTTCCATATCTGTATTTATATTCCTTACACAGTGCAATGAAATGATTATAATGCCAGTGATAGTTTGTAACCGATTCCATTGTCCACAACGTAGATGGATGACTAGGATGCACAGCTTTGTAAAGTGTATTTTCTAGTTGACTATTTGGATGTATCCAATAGTCAACCATTCGTTTGCCAGACTTTGATGGACGTTTGATTTTCGTACCATCAAGAATACGATGGGCAGTTGATAACATTTGCGCCGACTCAACAATCATCTTTACAACGTGTTTGTCACATTGTAATTGAGCGGCAACTACGGGGTTGGTATCTAAAACAAATATATTCATACTATTAATATAAGTGATTCTTTACCGATTGTCAAGTATATATTTGCAAATAAAATAAGAATCTACAATATCTGACACTGGATTGCCAATTTTGTCAGATTTAATTTGAAATTCTTCTTGCAAATTTCTTTTCGTTTCAAACAAAAAACTTTCATACATTTTTTCTTTGTTTGCATTGCCTTTTCCAGAGGCAAATTTTTTAATGACTGTTGGCGGAATAACCATATATTTTATTTCAGACTGCCAAAGCTTCCACTTTAACAATCCAGTGTTTTCTGCAATGTGAAAAACTTTACCAGTAGAACCATAACTGTAATCTTCTATTGCGACATTTTTAATATCATTTGATATAAGTATGTCCATTACCCAATCAGATATATAATCATATCTTTCTTCAGGACAATCATAATTTTTTAAAGTAGATTGCCCCTCAAGATTTTTGTCCAGTATTTCTGAAAATTTTCTAATACTTGATAAATAAAATATTTTACAATTATCAAAACTAAATTTGTTTTTTTCGCCATTATATATGCACACCGAAGGTGAGGTGAGGCTATAATCTATTCCTCCAATTCGAACCATGTATCATCATCCATTTCTGCAAAAGAGTCTTCGTCTAATATATAGTCGTCTAAAGACTCTCCGCAGGCCGGACAATATTTTAGTTCTTCATCTTCATCTATAAATTTTACAACAAATTCAACGCCGCAAAAGTTACAATCAACAAATTTATTCGACATTAATTTCTCCTATAATATCAGGAATATTTAGAAAAAATTATGTTTCATACCCCTTTTTAAAAGGATATTTCACAAGCACCACCTTGGCACGCTATTGCTCCCATTGTGTCAATGTCTGTAAACTTTTTAGTTTCCAATTGAGAGTTGAAATCTATATACTGCAAATTTTGTTGTATTTTGGTCCATTTGTGTAACAGGAAAACATCCTTCAAGCAATATTCTGCATCTTTCACATCTCCATTAAAATAATTGTCTGCAAATTTTTTAAATCTACGAACCCATTCTGCACGCAAATCAGACAACTCTCCACGATATTGTTCATCCATCTGCGCAACCATAGTTGCCTCCCATAAATCATTGAATCCTTTTCTTGTATCAACAATTAAACCAGAAGCAAACAGCGCGGCCTTACCATACTTATTAACAATTTCTTCTTCTGTTAAAACTTCAGTCATAGGTGCTTGGTTAAAATCTTTGTCTCCAGAACCAGATAAGAATGAAATGCCGGCGAACCATTTCCTATTTTCATAAACATAATCTTCAACTTCATTCCATTTGTGGGATGGGACTGTTACAGTATTAGACACATTATGTCTTACAGTTGGATCGGCACACAAATCTTCATTTGTACCATATTCCACCCAATTCTGTTGTACCAACTTAACTTTTTCCAATAGACTTGAACCATAAAGATCTTCCTTGTATAGAGAACCTTTTGGACTTATTACTGGAAATCCAATACAATAATCAGTGCGACTACTAGACCATACAGATTCTTCAACCATATATGGATTTGTTTTTGCGAGTAGTTGTCCTACTTCGGATTCTTTATTCATTTGCACATGCCGAATATATCTTGGAGAATGTTCTGCATGAATTCCAGAAGCAGTCTGTAACAATACAGAAGCGTTACCAGATGGTTTTACACATGTGGTTCTTGCCGCAGCATTGATTCCAATAAGTGCAGCAACTTCTTTATTAACTTTCTTAACAATTTCTGCGCCTTCTTTTTGTGTTTCTGCGTCTAAAAGAACCTCTGGATTGTTCATCCAACCAGTGATAGACACACCCAACAGAGCCTCTCTTTCAAAGATTTTTTTAGATGCCTCTGATATATATTCAAATCTTGTGTATCCTGCTTGTAATGTACCTAGAATTGCAGCTGCACGACATGCCTTAAAGAATTCTTCTTTTGATGTGCATTTACCGCCGTTGATTTCGGTAAGGTTACATCCTTGCCAACCTGATTGACCATCAATTTGTGGAAACATTCCAATTTCAACGCAAGGATTTGTGGTATGTTCTTTACTATCAACAAAATAAAATCCTGGCTCACCAAACTCTTTAATTGGTTGCATTAGTTTACTAAATTGTTCTTTAGTGATTTCATTCCTAACAATAACAGCAGAGTTGTTACTGCGACCTCTTTGTGGATTATCGATAAACCAATTTCCGGTTTTTGCATTCATCATTTCTTCATCATCTGGAGAAAACAGTGCAATAGTTGCACTACGTCTAACACCACCAGCAAGTACTGCATCTGCTGAGTGCATAGAGATATCATATACATGAATAGGTTTCAATTCAGTGACGCCAGAGAGCACCAATCCTTGAAGGAGGTGTTCAATCTTATCCAA